TCAGCCGATCAACCCGTGCGCGCGCAATGCAGTCAGGATCGCGCGCACCGCGCCGCGTGCTTCCATGTCGACGGTTCCGCCGCCATCGGGCGTCGCAATCGGGGGTTGTCGCGCGCCGATCACCTGCTCTCCATCGATCACGATCGTGCGTGCCCGCACCACGCCGTCTTCCCACCGATCGTGGAACGTCACCCGCCGCCCGTCCGCAATCGACCAGGCCGAGAGCCCTGGTGTAGCGGCAACGAAGCGCCATCCGCCGTCGGTCCAGCCGGCAATCGCGTGCGCGTTTCCGACCCACTCGCCAACGGGTGCCGCGCCGACGATCCAGCATTGCCCCGGCTGCGGATCGACCGGCGGCTCGTCGACCCCGATCGCCTCGACCGCCGCCGCCGCGACGATGTCGATCAGCGCAAGTGCTTCATTGTGCGTCTGTTCCTTGGCAGTTTGGCCGATGTGCAACACCGGCAGGCGCAAGCGCGGCGTTTGATCCTCAGTCATGATTGGTTCCCTCGCGTGATGATGACCTCGGGCGAGCTGGCGACGGTGCCGACCTGGCTGATCGCGACGCGTACTCTGGCACCCGCGCACTCGTCGCGCGACACGGCGGTGGCGGGTTCGTCGGTCAACAGCACTCGCGTGCCGAGCGCGCTGGTCACCGCCACGCGATACCGTTCGCGCTCCTCGCCCAGCGGCACGTCGCCATCGTCCCAGCGCCAGCCCAGCCGGCTGCGCCGCACCCAAGTGACCCGCGCCCCGCCGTCCGCCAATGCGTGCCAGCGCAGGTGAACCGGAGCGAGCGGCGCGACCGAGCGTCCGGTCAGCGTCGTGTCCGCAACCACCGGTCGATCCACGTCACCCACGCCGCGCACGCCCACGCGCACCCGCTCACCGATCCGCAGCGCCACGTCCGGCACGAGCAACGAGTCGCGATCGAGTGCCCCGAAGCGTGTTCCCGCCGCATGCGCCTGCGCGACGCTGCCGTTCATGCCTCGACCCAGCAGCGACAAACGCCAGCGCGCCGGTGCGACCTGCACGGCTTGCGCGAACTGGATCACCTCGTCGCCGAGCAGTGCCAGGTTCGCACCCCGCGCGCGCATCGCCGCATCGGCGCTCTGCAACACCATGCCGTCGTGCAGCAGCGCCACCTCGACCACGCCGGCGCGGTCGATCAGCGTGGCACTGCCGCGGCGCACCGCCGCCGACGTGACGCCCATCACCACCGCCGCCGCGGTCGTACCGAGCGGCTCCCACGTCGCGCCATTGTCGCGGCTCACCTCCACCGCCGCCTGCCGCCATCCCGGCGCGTCACCCGCCGCCGCCACCGCGATGCGCGGGCGCGTCCACGCTTCCTCGCCGGTCGGCGGCACTTCGAACACCGCGACGACCGATCGGCCAACAACCGAGTCGGCGCTGAACAGCACCTGCCCGGCGTCGGCGGTGCGCGGCGCCACGCCCGTGGTGACCGGAACCAGATCGAGCGACAGCCGCATCGCTTCCACGCTGCTGCGTGTGACCCGCCACACGCGGAAATCGTCGCCGACCCGCACCGCATCGCCCGGCTGCACCGCGATCGCGCGCGCGTCGGCCGCGACCTGCCGCGCCTCGCGCATCCGCTCGCGCCCCAGCAACGTCGACAGCGCCAGCGCTTTTGCCTGCGATGCCGGCAACGCCGCCGCGACCGCCAGTTCCTCGCCACGCGCGCCCGCACCGCTGCGCACCGCGCGCTGCACGCCGATCTGGTAATCGCGCGCGGGATCGTAATGCGCGACCTCGACGCTCGCCGGCACCCGGTCGATCGGCTGCCGCGTGCGCGACACCGTGCGCGCATCGAGCAGGATCGGCGCGGCAACGCGGTTGGCCAGCATGACGCCGCGCCCGCGCGCCGCGAACCACCCACCGCACAAACTCGCCAGCGTTTCGGCCGCGCCCGCGACCGTGTCGCCGCTCGCCGCGAAGCCGTGCACCGGATCGTCCAGCCCTTCACCCAGCAGTGCGCCGCCGCCGATCGCGCGCGCGATCCCGCCGACACTCACCGCGCCCTCGTCGGCGATCACCTCGAAGGTGAGCGACGGTATCCGGTTCCCGAAGTCTGCCAGTTGCAGCATCTCGAACACGGCGTAGGCGATCCCGCGATGCGCCGGCGCGACCTCGCCGCCCACCGCGCTTGCGACCAGCGGATCGGGCATCTGCGCCTCGTCGCCCCGGTGCAGCCGGAACCCGGTCTGCGTTTTCCAATCGCCCGCCGCACCGCGCAGCAGCTTGCCGTCCGCCCAGATGCGGCCCACCGCCGTAATCGGCCGCGCCGACAGGGCGACCGCGAACGACGCGGCATAGCTGTAGCTGGTGGTGCTTCCCTGCCCCTTGCCGCCGCGCGTCGTGCCGCGCTGCTCGATCAGGTCGGTCGCCCAGATCACGCATCCCGCCACGCGCATCCGCCCGAACACCTTTGGGATCTGCGTGCCGTAGCTCGACGTCTGCACCTTCAACTCGGCCAGCCGCGGTCCTTGTCGGCCCTTGGGCGCGAGCACGCGGGCATCAACTGCCTGCCCGGCGATTGCGCCCAGCGCCGCGCCAACCGGCCCGCCGATCACCCCGCCGACCGTCGTCAGCACCAATGTCGCCACGATTGTCCCTCCCCTTCAAGCGGTTCTCGACCGTGTCGAGCTACCGTACGCCCGCTCCCGGCGGCATGCTGTCGATCCGGTGCGGCGTCGCTCGCTTGCCGTTCACGTGCCGGCCGTACACTACCGTCGTGTAGGTGACCCAACCCGACCGACCGCGCTTAGCGCTCGTTCCCCGCGACCCGCCACGCCGCGACGATCGGCCAGCCGAGCGCACCGGGCCGCTCCACCACGCGCCGCAAGCCGGCGTCGGCGTGGACTATTCCACCGTCGGTGCGCACCGCGACGTGCAATTGCGTCGCGTCAATCCGCAGCAACAGCACGTCACCCGGTGCGTCACCGGCGCAGCGCACCACGCCACCGGGCTCGTCGTCCACAACCCACCGTGCGGAGCGCAACGAATAGTCGCCCCGTACCGCGACACTCACCCCCGCCGCGCGCAGCGCCGCCACCGCCACCCCGACGCAGTCGAGCCCCAGCGCCGGATCGCGCCCTTGCGCGCGGAAGCGTACGCCGACCAGCGCGCGCGCCGCCGCCGCGACCTCGTCCCCGGCCGTCACGCGCCCGGGTACCGCGTCAACAGGTCGATGCCGGGCAAATACGGCTCGCCGCGGAAGTTCACCGCATTGCCGAACCGTTCCGCACAGGTCGCGATCCGCTTGTCGCACCCCTCGACCAGCTCGACCAAGGTGCCGGCCACCACCGCGAACGCCGGCACGGCGCGCAGCCTCACCGCCGCACCATCCGAATCGAGGATCGCCCCCATAAGCCCGGCATTCTCCCCACCCAGCCAACGCAGCCGCCCGTCGCTGTACGCCCCCGCACTCGGCTCCACCGTGTCGAGCGTCAGCACCGCGTCCTCGGCTATCATCACGCGCGCGAAGCGCCGCCGCCCCGCCATCGGCACGCGGCAGCGCCGGTCACCCAGCTCGGCGCGGCACTCGGGCGAGGTCGCCTCGGTCACCGGTCGTTCCAATCGCGCCGCCGCCCCGCGCAACTCGGCCGAGAAGGCGCCGCCGCGCACCTCCACCTCACCGATCGTCCCCTCGCCCAGTGCGATCGGTGCGGCACCGGACACGCTCCAATCGACCGCGCTCATCGCCACGCGCGCGCCGTCCCACCGACCGGCATCGAGATCGACCTCGGAAATCGCGGCCGCGTGCAGCGCACCGCGCGCGTCCATCGTGTCCGCGTCGAGCCCTTCCGCGCGCACCACCGCCGACGGCGTCATCCCAGGCGCCGCACGATAGGTCACGCCCGCCACATTCAGATCACGATCATGGTCGGTCAGCGCCAGCGTCACGCCATCACGCCGCTCGACCAGCCAGCACAGCGCCAGCGTCGACAATTGGTCGCTCATGCCTCGCGCACCTCGACCAGCGGCACCGACGCCGCCTCGCCCGCGAGATAAGTCGCGCGCGACACGCGCAACCGATCCTCCGCGAAACGCACCGCCACGTCGAAATCGAACGACGCGGTGACGATCGCCCCCTTCGCCGGCGCCACGTCGAGCATCACCCACCCGCCCGGCTCGACCGTGAAGCCCTGCGTCGCGCGCCCGTCGACCGACACCGAAACACTGCCCGCGACCGGCCGCGTGATCCGCCGTTCGGCATCGGCGTAGCGTTTCACCAGCGCGAAGCCGCGCGTGCGCGCATCGCCGACCCCGATCGTCTCGCCCATCGCATGGTGGTCGAACGGATCGCGCAACCGGAACGCGCGCGCCGGCCCACGCCGCGCACGAAAGAACGCGAGCAGTGCCGCCACGTCCGCCTCGCCCCGCACGCCCGGCCCAACGTCGTAGGCCGTCCGCGCCCCGTCCCAGCGCGCGCTGCGCATCTCATACCCGCCCGCACCCTCGACCACGTCGGTCGAGAACGCCGGCGACACCTCCGCCTCGCGCCCCAGCGCCAGCGGAAACGCCACGTCGTCGAACGCCTGCACCCCGTCCTCCCCCTCGATTGCCCACACGATCAGCCCGTCGCGCATCACCTGCGGCAGCGCCCACAGATATGCCGCGTGCACCCCGCGCGCCCGCGCCGCATCCGCCGCCGCGACAATCGGCCGCCACTGCGCGCGTTCCTCGGGCCGCAGCACGAAGCCTGCGAAATATTCCTGCCGCTCCACCGGATAGTTCAACCGCGCTACGGCCGCGGCCGCTCCCGCCGCGCTCGACGCGGTGTCGCCCGCGGTCACCCAGTCGTAATCCTCCAACTGGAGCACATCGAACGCCGGGCTAGCCCAGCCCACCGGCATGTTCATCCGCCGCGCCTCGGGCGCCGCGCGGTCGAGCACGGTCGGCAGATACGCCAGCAGATAGGTCTCGCACGCCGGCTGGTCGCTGCGCACCGCCGCCACCAGCGCCGCGGTCGACGCCGCCAGCATCGCACCCGCGCGGTCGAGCGTGGCGCATTGGCTCGCGTCCAGCGCGCCACGCACGCTCGGCACCGCCACCGGTGCCAGCGCCGCCACCACGTGCTCATCATACAGGCACGGCCGCCCGTCGGGCATCGTCCACCACCACGGCTCGCCCACCTGGAACTTCGGCTGCAGCCCCGCCGCGACGCCGATTGCGACGAACGCGCGCGCGACTTGGTGCAGATACGCCATCGCCGCCGCGCACGCCGGTGACAGCAGCGTCGACGGCGGCACCCATCCGGTCAGCGCCGGGCTTCCATCCGCCGCGCGCTGCTTCCAGCCCTCCGGCGCGTGCGCGTCGAACAATTCGTAGCTCAGCGACCAGATCACCGCGTAGCCGAGCACCCGCGCCCGCCGTGCGAAATCGGCGTGCCAGGCCGCGCACGCGACGTTCAGCACGCCCTCTTCCGATGTCACCACCCCGGCGGCGAGCCGGAAATAATGGCTCATCCCCACGTAATGCGTGATCGCCCCGCGATAGCCGAGCTGCAACGCATTGCGCAGCAACCGCGCCGGCGTCAGGTGATAGCTGTCGTCATAGCCACCGCAGATGCGCAGCCCATGTTCGGGCACCACCACGTCGCCGATCGCGATCACGCTGCCAGCACCCTCGCAGGCGATCGCCGTCAGCTCGACCCAGCCCTCCAGCGGTGCGGGCAGTTCGCCGCCGCCCGCGTCGTACCCCGGCGCGACCAGCGACACGAACATGCGGTCGATGTCGCCCGCCCACACCGGGTCCGCCTCGCCCGGCAGCAGGAACCCGCCGTCCAGCCGCGCAAAGTCGATCGCCACCGCCGCGTCCTCGGGCGTCCCGGTCGCGTAATTCCACAACCGCACGTACCAGCTCCGCGGCTCACCCGCGGCATCGCGCCCCTCGATCGTCAGCACCGGCCCGTTCACCGCGTCGAGCGGCAACACTCCACTTGATCGCCAGCGGAACGACAATCGGCAGTCGCGATAATCGCGCACCGTCTCATACCCCAGCAACGGGTGATCGTGCGCGTCCACGCTGTCCCAGATCAGCCCCGCCAGATCGTCGCGCCGGTAGAATACCGCGTCCACCCTGAGCGCGTCCGGCGCCGTCGTCGTCACCGCCGCCATCATCGGCCGCGGAAAATTGACCGTCCAGAACACCGGGTCGAACCGCGACACCAAATCCGCGGCCTGCTCGCCGCGTTCGGCGTGCAGGTGAAATCCCATCACCGTCATCCACCCCCTCCCTGTTTGACCACGTTCCACACAGAGCCGGGCAGGCCGCACCGCCCGCATCCGAGCCCGCCGACCGCTCACATCCCCGACATGAGAAGACCCCGGGCTAGGTCAGCCCCAACACATCCCGCGCCGATCGTCTTGCCGACCAACACTCGTCGACCAGCACCGCGCCACCTCGACCCGCGCCGAGCCCGCCGCGACGATCCGCTGCTTCGGCCGAGCAGCACCTGGGCCGCACCCAGGCCAGCGCAGCAGTCGCCGCACCTAACCCGCTTCCTCCAGCGCGCGCCTGACCGCGCGCGCGACCTGCCGGCTCGATCGCGCCATCGTCTCGGGCGCTGCGCCGGCGGGCGCGTTGATCGTGATTGCCACGCGCACGTCACGCCCGCCGCCGCCGCCGCCGCCCGCCACCACCTGCCCGCTGCTGGTCGGCACGAACACCTCCGGCCCGCGCTCCCCCACCACGTACGCGCGTCCCGGCGACACCGGCCCACCGGTCGCGCGTCCGGGCAAACCCGCGACCCCCAGCAACCCCGACAGCAAGCCGCCGCCACCGCTGCCGGGCCTGCTGATCCCACCCAGGCTGCCGATCCCTGCCGACACCGCCGCCCGCGCAATCTCCGCCAGCACCGACAGCGCCACGCCGCGCAGGTCGTCGAACCCCAGCTTTCCCGTCCTGACCGCGCGCGCCAGCGCCGTCTCGACCGCGCGCCCGGCGCGGTCCGCCCCGGCCGCGAATGGCCCCTCCAGCGCGCCCCGCATCGCGCCCACGTCGCGCGCGAACCCGGCGGTGTCGGCGCGCACGCCGATCACCAATCGCTCGATTTCCTCATCCATCCGGATATTGCTCCCGCAATCGCGCCAGCACGCCGCCGTCCGCCGCCTCGGCCTGCGCGTTCCCCCTGACTGCCTCGACCAGCGCCGCTAGCTCGTCCGGCGTCGCGCGCCAGAACGCGTCGGGCGACCAGCCCCACGCCACCCCGGTCAACCCCGCCAGCCGCCGCGCGGCGTGCGCGAACGTCGCGCGCTCCGTCGCCACCTATCGCCCCGCCAGCACCTGCCGCAGCAGCATTCCAAGCACCGGCGTCGCCGCCGCCAGCCCGGCCGCCGCCACCGCCTCGCCCATCCGCTCGCGCGTCACGCCCGCGGGCACGTCGTGGCGGCAATGCCAGAACAGCCCCACCATCTCGGCCAGCGTCATCCGCCCCTCGGCCGCACGCTCCACCAGCGCGAACAGCGACCCCAGTTCGCCTTCCGCCGCCACCAGCGCGGCAAAGGTCGGCCGCAGCACGACCTCGACGCCCGCGACGCGCAACGCCGCCTCACCCCGCACCGGGTTCGCCGCCCCGCTCACGCGCTCACCACCTGACCAGAGCTTTCCAGCGCCAGCGTGTAGCTGCGCTCGCCATTGTAATCCCCGGCATAATCGAGCCGGGTGACCAGGAACCGCCCCGTCATCACCTCGCCGCCCTCGAACGTCAGCCGGTAATCGTCGATGACACCCGACAGCGCACTCGCCTTGATCCGCATCTCCGCGGCCGAGCCGGTGAACACGCCCGCGCCCGACACGCTGACGCTGCGCACCCCCGCGCCCGACAGCAACTCGCGCCATCCGCTCGAGTCTTTGGACGTCACCGCCACTGCCTCGCCGTTCACCGACAATTGCGTGGTCCGCAATCCCGCCACCGTCCGATACGCCACCGGACTGCCGCCATCGCCGACCTTCAACAGGAACGCCGACCCCTTCTCCACCGCCATCTGATTTCTCCTGTTTGAACGTCCTCGCCGCATCCGGCGCGAGCACAAAAGTCCCTCGCCCCTCCGGGGAGAGGGAGGGAGCACCGCAGGTGCGGAAGGGAGAGGGGTCGCCCGGAAGCACCCGTCGCCCGCAAACCGCCCCGCATCGCCTCACCAGCTAATTAGCGGCGACCCAGTTTCCCGCCGCAATCGCACCCAATAAGCGCAGCGTCGTCCACCCGAACCACGCAGGCACCACCCACCCGCACAAATCCCGAGCAAAGCCCGCCGCCGACCCCGCTCCCACGCGACGCGCCCGCGCACCTATCCCGCCAGCACCCGCACCCGATGATCCACCATCGCCGCCCAGGCGCCCTTGCCGCTCGCCACCACACTCGACCGCAGCAGCACCACGCTCGCCACCCGCCAGCCATCCAGCTCGCGCGGCAGCGCCGCCACCGCTGCCTCGACTTCGCCGGCGAGTGTCTCCACCCGCGCCGGACTGTCGCCGCGGTCGCGCACCGTCACCGCCACGCGCAACTCGCGCCCGACCGCGTCCTTGGTGCCCCAGTCGCTCGCGGCCACGTCGCCCAGCACCACGAACGGCGCCGCCGCGCTCACGCCCGCCCCCTCCCACACGCCGTTGATGCCGCCGACCATCCGCAACCGCGCCAGCACGCCCGCGCGCACCGCCGCCACCGCACCCGCCCCGCTCACCGCAGCCACCCGGCAAGGTCGTGCAACCGCGCCTCCTCCACCCGCCGCTCGTGCAGCACCACGTCACTCACCGCCACACGCCCCTCCCCTCCCTCGGCCACGAAGCCCGGCACGCCGCGCCACCACGACGCCAGTCGCGCGGCCACCGCACCTGGGCCAACCGCCCTCACCGCAGCCATCCCTCGACATCGCGCAATCGCGCCTCATCCAGCCGCCGCGCGTGCAAGCCCGCCCCGCTCACAACCACGCGCCGGTCACTTTCCTCGACTGCCACGCCCGGAACATCACGCAACCGCGCCGCCAGCCGCGCCACCACTGCCGCCACCGCCCGCGCCGCGCGCCGATCGGCCGCCACCCGCGCACGCGGCTCCAGCGCCGCGCTCACGCCCGCACCGCCTGCGCCAGCGTCATGCGCCGGAACGGCCGCCACAGCGCGGTCACCGCCACCGGCACCGGCTTGGCCCCACCGCGATCCTCGAACAGATGCGCCCCGAGCATCGCCACGCCGTGCCGCACCGCCGCCGGCAACCCCGCCCAGTCCTCGCTCATGCCGGCGCGCGCGATCACGCTCGCCCGCCGCCCGACCCGCACCCAGCCGAGCCCGGCTGCATCCACGTCGACCGCGTAATCCGCGATCGGCAGCGCGGTCCCCACCGCCGTCACCGCCGTGATCGCGCTGACCGGCCCGATCGGCAGCAGCTGCCACCCCACGCTCGCCTCCACCACCGCCGACACCTCGCGCGCGATCAGCACCTGGCTCAGGAACTGCTCCGCCACCCCTAATGCCGTCTCCGCCATCGCGGCCACCAGCACGTCGTCATTGTCCAGGCTCGCGCGCAGCAGCACCTTCACCGCCGCCACCGCGCCCGCCCGGTCCGCCCCGACCAGCGTCACCGCACCGAGGCCGTTCAACCCCACCTCCGCCGTTTCCGTCATCTCGCCTCCTTTCCCGACCATCCGCCCGCGCGCCGGACGCGCGGCCTCGGATCGCCCGCGCGACACGATCGGCGCGCCCCTCAGCGCGGCCACTATCCCCCGAGATCAGCGCAACGGCCCGCTCACCGGTCAGCGTCCTGATCGCCACGCCCGCCCCACCGTCAGACGGACGCGGCGATGCCGCGCCCGCTGCCCGCCGTGGCGACTCCTTGGATTGCCTTGGCAATCCAAGGGCGCCCGCATGTCACGCGGCGGCGAACTTCATCAGCTTGATCGCCTCGCTGTTCGAGACGCACCCGCCGACGCGTTTCGTGGCGTAGAAGGTCACGAACGGCTTGTTCGAATACGGATCGCGCAGCACGTTGGTCTCGCTGCGTTCCGTAATCAGATAGCCCGCGCGGAAATTGCCGAACGCGATCGACAGGCTGTTGGCGGCGATGTCGGGCATGTCCTCCGCCTCGACCACCGGATAGCCGAGCAAGGTCGCCGGCTGCCCGCTGACCAGGCTCGGCTGCCACAGAAATTGCCCGTCGCTCGTTTTGAACTTGCGGATGCGCGCCATCGTCGACGCGTTCATCACCCACGTCGCCCCCTGCCGGTACGGCGCGCGCAAGGACTGCACCAGGTCGATCAACCGCTCGGGCGCGCCGGCGCCGAAATCACCCGCCGCCCCGCTGGCGAGATGTTGCAGCGTTCCGAAGCTGCGCGTCGCGTCACCCGCGTTGCTGGTCGGCGATTGCAGAAACCCGCGCGGCCGGTTGACCCCGCTGCCGTTCACGAACGCCGCGCCCTCCGCCTTGGCGAACTCGGCCGCGATCTCGCCCGCCAGCCAGCCTTCGACGTCGAACAAGGCATCATCCAGCATCGCCTGACTGGCCGACGGGTTGGCGTACAGCTCCCCCATCGGCGGCGCGATCTCGGCGAACACCGGCGTCGCCGTTCCCGGCCGCGCGTCCGCCTCCGCCGCCCAGCCCGACGGCGTGCCACCCGTCGTCACCAGCTTGCGATAGCCCGCCGAGCCCACCTCCACCACGCTCGCGATCCCGCGGATCGGGCTCGCCGATTTGAGCGTCGCGTCGATCACCGCGTCGATCTCCTTGGGGATCGCGAAGCCCCCCGCATCCCCGGTCACCCCGGTGAACGCCTTGGTCTCGATCACCGCGCCCGACCTGACGAAACCGTCGAACGCACCCGCCACCGCACGCGCACCGTCCAACACCGGCCGCACCACCACATCGTTCATGCTTATTCTCCCACACGAAAAACACCCTGCCCGCACACGCGAACGAGGCCACCCGGACGTGGCCCCAGCCCCGCCCGAACCGAAATTGTTGATACGGAGGGCACCCGCCCCACCCTCGTCATCCCAGGCTCGACCCGGGATCCCGCTTCTTCTCGCAACCGCTCCGAACCCAGCCGCGAGAACCGGTCGCTACACCGCGCTCACCCGCTCCACCCGCGCCGCCGGCTGCATCGCCACCGCGACCAGGCTCACCTCCGCCAGCTCGGCGCCCACGATTTCGCGCCACACGCCCCGCCGCACCGCCCGCGCGCGGTACCCGACCGACAGTCCGGCAAGCGCCCCGCCAGCCACCGCCCGCGCGACGCCCGCATCCTCCACTACCGCCACGACGCGCAGGCCCCGCGCATCCTCGCCGATCGCCTCGATCCGCCCCACCGCCTGCCCGCGATGTTGCACCAGCAGCGGCACGCACGCGACGTCCGCGAACGCGCCGCGGCGCACCACGTCGCCTGCGCGATCGACGCGGTCGAACACCGCGGCATAGCCCTCGACGCGGATCACTTGACCCACTCCCCCACTCCCAACTTCAGGGCCCCCAGCTTCACCGCCAGCCCGAGCAGCAGCAGCGCGCACGCCATCCGCGCCACCCACGCGACCAGCGCCTTCCACGCCGATCGTTTCGCGTCGCGCCACGCTTTCAGCAACTCACGCAGCTCCGCCACATCCGCGCCCGCACCATCGTCGGCGAGGCCGAGCCGCGTCAGCGCGCGCGTCGCGCCCAGCTCGCCCGCTTCCTCCGCGATCCCGCGCAGCGTCGCCATGTCGGCCCCGCGCTCGGCACCTTGCGCCAGCAACTGCGCCAGAACGGCGCCCGCACCCGCGCTCATGCCCAGCCCACCATCTGGCGCTTCTCGTCGCGCGTGATGAACTCGGCCGCCGACACCATCCGCCACAATCGTTCGCGGTCCTCGACCAGCACCGGCACCATGTCGAGGTCGACCTCCAGCACCGCCTCGCCGAACCACCCGGCCAACCCGTCGCGCAACGCGCCCAGGATCGCACCCGCCAGCGGCAGCACGCTCAACCGCCACAATGCCTTGTTCGCTTCCTTGTAGTTCGCGTGCGTGCTGTCGCCCGGCAGCCCGAGCAGCATGGAGGGCACGCCGAACGCCAGCGCGATCTCGCGCGCCGCCGCCGCTTTCGTCGCCACGAAATCCATGTCGGCGGGCGAGAGGCTCATCGCCTGCCATTTGAGCCCTCCCTCCAGCAGCATCGGCCGCCCCGCATTGGCCGCGCCCTGGAACCCCGCCTCCATCTCCTCCTTCAACCGCGCGAACTGCTCCGCCGACAGCGTCGCGCCATCGCCCGCATCGTACACCAGCGCGCCGCTGGGGCGCGCCGCATTGTCGAGCAGCGCCTTGTTCCACGCCGCCGCCGCATTGTGGATCGCGATCGCCCCCGATGCCGCACCCAGGCAGCCGAGCCCGTAATGGTCGTCGACCGGGTTGAACGCGCGCAGGTGGATCACGCTCTCCGCCGGCAAGCGCGTCACCCGCTCCGCCACCGTGTAGCGATATGCCGCCGGCCAGCCTTGCGCGTCCGGCTCCACGGTCACCCGCTCGGGACGCAGCGCGAACAGCTCGGCGGGCCGCCCGTCCTCACCCAGCCCCAGCTGCACGAACGCATTGCCGTGCAGCAACATCTGCGCCGCCACCGTCTCCAACAGCCCACGCTGCGTCACCAGCGCGCGCAAGCCATCGTCCCCGACGTTCAGCGGCGCGCGCGCCACGCTCTCCGCCAGCAGCTTCACCGCGCGCTGCGCCACCGCGTTGCGGCAGTACCCCGCACGCACCTGTGCCTCATATCCTTGCGGCCACTCACCGGACGCGGCGCGCACCCCGCCACCCAGCACCCGCGACAACGCCGGACGCGACCCCTCGCGCCCGGGCTTCCACCCGAACCATGCCATCTGTCTGTCCCCTATTCCGTGAGCCGCGACGCCCCGCACGCCTGCCCGCGCAGCGGGTGGAGAAACACCACCGCCGCCATCTACCCGTCACCCCGGGCTCGACCCGGGATCCCGCTTCTCAGCGACCACGCGAGCACCGTCGCCGAACCTGCGCGTCGCGCCGCTACCCCAACACCCTGACGCTCGCCTCGCCCCGCGCGCCCAGCATGAGCGCGCTCAGCGCCCATACGCACGCGTCGGCGCGGTCGGGTGATCGGCCCGGCCCCTCGTACCCGCCGCCCGCCTGCAATCCCGCCAGCTCGTCCTCCAGCGCCGGGAACGCGCCCGCGTGCCACACCCGCCGCGTTTCGTAGAGCGCCGCCACCGGCTCCGCGCGCGCCGCCTTGCCGCGGCTCGCGTGCACCAACGTTACGGCCAAGCCAGCGTCGACGGTACGCAGCACGTGCCCGACCATGTCGCCGCCCTGGTTCTTCTCCGCCACCACCCGGTCCGCTCCGTGCCGGGCAGCGCACCCCGCCACTGCGCGCGCCCAATTCTCGGGCGAGGCACCCGCGACGCTCGCATCCTCCAGCACGTAGCCGCAATCGTCGACGCCCAGCCCCGCCGCGACGATCCCGCACGCGTCGCCCCCGGCGCTCGCCGGCGGGTCGACCCCTACCACCACGCGCCTGAGCACCGGCACCCGCCTGGGCGTCACCCGCTGCGCGTCGAGCAGCGCGCGCGTCCACAGCGCAGCCACCACGTCCGCCATCATCTCGCCCTCCAGCTCCTGCCGCCCCAGCCGCGTGCCGCCGTACGCCGCCTCCATCGCGCTCACGAACCGCGCGGGCAGGTGCGGGTTGTCGCGCGTACGCCCGCGCGTCTCGACCGTGCCCGGTGCCGCCATCACCTGCCGCATCAGCTGCGTGGTGCGCGGCGTCGTCGTCACCAGCGCGCGCGGATCATCCCCCAGCCGCAGGCCCATCAGCAGGTTGTTCCACGCCTCCACCCCCTTCCACTTGCCCAGCTCGTCCGCCCAGGCGAGGTGATGTTCCGGCCCGCACAAGCCTTCGGCCGCCGCCGCCGAATAGACCGTTGCCACCGCGCCCGACGGCCAGCGCACCTCGCCGCGCGCCGGTTTCCACACCAGCGGCACATCCGCTCCCGCCACCGCGATCACCCCGCTCGGCCCCTCCACCATCACGCGCCGCGCGTCCTCGATCGTCGCGCCGACCAGCGCGACGCGGATCGCGCGCGCCTTGGCCGCGGCATTGACCCATTCCGCCCCCGCGCGCGTCTTGCCGAACCCGCGCCCCGCGCGGATCAGCCACACCTGCCAGTCGCCCGGCGGTGCGAGCTGCCCGTCGTGCGCGCGCAAGCGCCACCGCTCCGCCAACTCGCGCCGAAACCCGACCGGCAACTTGCTGATGATCCGCTGCCGATACGCCGGCGACAGCTGCGCCAGCCGCTCGACCGGCGACGCGTCGCCGCTCTCCGTTGCCCCGCTCCCCGTCGCCCCGCTCCCGCCGCTCATCGCGCCATCTGCCGCTCGAGCGTATCGAGCAGCGCGGTCAGCCGCGCGTCGGTGTCCGCCTCGCTCGGCCGCGGCTGCCGGATCGCGCGCTCGCCCCTCACCGCCCCGGCGTAGCGGTTGAGGATCGCCAGCACGAAGCGCAGGTCCGCCTCGCTCGCGCGACCCGCCGCCAGCGCCGCCGCCGGGCTGCGCGCGATCACGTCGCGCGCGACGTCGCTCTCGCCCGCCGCGCCGGGATCGACCATCACCGGCAACCGCTCCAGCGCGTAGCGCAGCGCCTCCGCCTCCAACCGGTCGTACCCGCTCGCCAGTGCCGCGTCCCAGTCCGCGGCAAAGGCGGGATCACGCCGCCGCGTGTTATAGATCGCGCTTCCGCACACCCCGCTTGCGTCGGTCGCCAGCTTAACGTTGCACGTCGCCGCCAGCACCTCGATGAAGCGCGCACGACCGGCCTGGGAAAAGCCGTTGCGCTTCACGCTCGCGCGCTGCACCGGCCGCAACTTTCCCCCGCGCAGCACCAACGCGCCGCCCGCCCCCTTCTCGTCCAT